GCACTCATGCTTCTCTCCTGCTGTTTTGGTTATAAAAATAAGTTGGCACTTAGTGCATCTATACACCAGCCCCTGCTCTACGATTGTTCTGCGCTCACCATGTAACCCACGCACCTTACCCCAGAATGTTCTAATCATTTCAAGCACCGTTCTTCTCCCCAAGCCTGTCTAGCCATTTTAATAATTTCATCTTGTGTCATTCTGTTCCCCTGTTACTAGGAACGTCAGACAACAGCCCCCTTGAGGGCCATCTCTTGTGGTCCTCACTGCCTGGGCGTACAGGCTGAAGCTTTTCACCATCTCCAATCTTGTATGAACCTTTGTTAAACGTACTGGTAGGTGGTGTTGCTGGCTTAGCAAGTGCTGCTAAGGTTACTTCAGAGATTTGTTTCCAACGTTCTTGCATAGAAACAATTTCTTTGAGGTTACGTTCGTTTGCTTCTTGAGTTATTTTCATACTGATTCCACCTTAAAACAGTCTTCTTGTTCTGTGATCTTTAATTTGCCTGAATGTATACCGTAGAGCATTGCTGCCACAGCCATTCTGTGAGCTCTAATTTCATCATTAGCTTTGAAGTACAAATACAGAAGAACTCCGTTAGCTAACAACAATACAACTTCCAACAAAGATAATTCAATCATATATGCCTCAAAATAAAAGTTTGCCAATGTTCTGTGTCTGAGAAGGTACAAGCATCCAGTCCGTTCTTAGCTGCCCAATCAAGGTAAGTGGTCTTACTCTTCTTGGATAGTCCCTGGTTGCGTTGCAACACGTAAAGAATGGTGATGTCTGGATGTTGTTCTTTGATGAGTGCAGACTTCTTCCTGTCAGCTCCTGTCCATAGACCTTTGGTTTCTATGTAGACGTTCTTAGTAACAGTGAAGTCTGGTGTGTAGGTGTGGTTGCTTGCTGGTATTACGTACTTGATCTTGTCTTGTTCGTAAGGAAGCTTCCACCCTTTTGCTTCGCAAGCAGCTTGAAACTTAGTTTCTAAGCCGCTGCGATACCCCGAAGGATTGTGTCGTTTAGGTCTAGGCATTAACCAATAAACCGTTCTGTAACTTTATCAATCTCTTGTTCGTACTCATTGATGATGTCGCACAGTCCTTTGATGTAAGCCTCTAACATACCTACTCTAAAAGCTAAGCGGTCTTCTGCTACACCGTCTCGGTACATAGTTTCAGAGGCTTGTTTTGCGTTGTCAATAAAGGTTTGGTGGTTTTTCATTCTGTTCTTTCTGCTTCTTTTACAAATGCAGCAAACCAAAGTAATTGGTCACTGTTCAATTTAAATGGATTTTCACCTGCACACAACCAATGTGTAAAGCGTGGTGGCATTCTTGGAAGTATTGGTTGGTTAAGCATTTGGAGGTTTCCACATATCGTTTGGTTTTTGCCAGATGTACAACAGTTTCATGTTGAGATGGAAGCGTTCGTCATCGTTATAGAGTTCTCGGCACTTGTCGTACCACTCTTCAGGCAGCAGCTCTGCTAGAGCTTGCTCTGCTTTTACTGGTCCAATGCCAGCTACACCGATAATGTTGTCACTCCTGTCGCCTATGAGACTCTGTAGATACAAGTGTTTTAGACCTTGGTAGCGGTCTACAACCTTGTGTTCTTTCTTCACAAAGTTGTAGTGTCTACCTGGGATCTGCAACAGGTCTTTGTCTATGGAACAAATTACTGTTGTCATTGTTTCCTTGTCTTGTTGCACACCCATCTCATCGTCTGCTTCAAACCCATTACATATTTGTGCTTTGTGGTGTGTTACTAGGAACTCACGCACTGCTTGCCAATGTGCAGGTCTTTCGTCAGGACGATTAGCTTTGTAGCTAGGAGCAATCTCCCTACGGAAATTACCGCTGCCAGTGAGGTACACGTTGTAAGACGTAGCACCTGTGTCAGCAAGAATGTCTTGAACCATTTGGTCAGCCCTTGCTAGGGCTACCCATTGTTCTTCTTTTTCTGCTGACGCAGCTCCACGGTAAACAACTATGTCTCCGTCAATGAGTGCTCTCATACTGTTCCTTTAGTATTGGTCATTTACAACATCCTGCAATTGCTTTACAAAAGAAAAGATGTGTTGTTCTAAATCTTCTTTAGACCAATCTGGGTTAGATGCACATTCTTGATAGTCTCTTTGTTCGTCTTCCCACAAGTAATCAAGAACTTTTTCTAAGGCTTCTTTTGGAACTAATACAGCACTCATTTAATGTCCCTGGTTAGGTAAGAGATTGTTTGTGAGAAAGACATTACAAACCCTAACTCAACTGCGTACCTGTTCCTAATAACATTCAACTTTTCATACACTTCTTTTTCCAAACCAACTGCTTTGTAAATCTTGGTTTTAGGTTTAGTTGATTCTGTTGTTTCAGTGTTTTTAGGACGACCTGGTTTACGTTTGTGCATTGTGATTTCCATCTGTCTCTTTCAAAAAAAAAGTGAGAGCTTTTTACGGCTCTCACAAAGGTTTACGGCAACTGCTCAGCAGTAGTTTCTTCCATTGCTTCTTGCATGTCAATATCCCCTGCTGTGTAAGCCTCAAACTTACGAGCAAGCTTTACAACAAGATCCAAAGTACTTTCTTCCAACTCAAAAGGTTTACCACCACGAGCTGCAATGTAGAGGTCTGTGGCACGGGCTAAAGCGTTCTGACGAACAATAGCTCTGTCACCATGTAGAGCAGGTATTGGGAACACCTTCTCTTTGTAGCCACTGTAGGCGGCTTTGGGAGCCGCTACAGCGGGTGCTGTTGTTGCCCCTGACGGGGTAGGTGCTGCGTCTGCTTTGCGAAGAATGTTGACGCTTTTAGTCTCCACTCCGTAAGTACCGCTTACACCATCAAACTCAACCTCATAGCCAACTCGAACACCTGGGTCTTTAAAACCACATTTGATCCAAGTACCACCTACTTTCATTGAGTAGGTTGGCTTTGTACCAAACTTGGTGCTTACGTCTTTTGTAGAAACTGCTTCTACGATACCTGTCTGCATAGTCATTTCAAAGTTCTTTCATATCAAACCAATTTTTACCAACTGATGCTCCTGCATTGAGCTTGAGAGCTAGTGGCTTCTTGAATGTTTCTTCAAAGTACATGTGGGTACATTGAAGAATTGTTGTGATCTCCGTAATAAAAGTGTCTGCTGATTCAGACTTAACATCGAACATTAAAGAGTCGTGAATGGTGTTAACCATCTTCACATCATCTCTGCCTATTAGCTGTCTAAAGATAATGCCCAACATCATTGGAACAATATCTCCAGTAGCTAAACCTTGCACTGGGTAGTTTTTCAACTCTGTAGGACTGAACGTGTACATCCTTGTTGACCAACTACTCTCGTTGTAATACTCTGAGAAGCAATACTTCCTGCCTGTCTCAGTCTGATGAACGTAGGTTCTGAACTTCTCCATAAACCCTTCTTCGTTCACACCGTTTATTGCATTTATTTCAACCATTTTTGCAAACTCTACGTGCCATTTAGCTACTGACTTGTAACGACCATAGAACACATCTACAAACTTTGTGGCTTCTTCTAAAGTACAACCTGCTTGCTTAGCAATAGCCTTAGCACCTGCACCGTAGATCAACTGGAACGTCCGAGACTTGAATGGCTTCCTTTCTTCCTTGGTTGGCATCCTGCCAAACATGTCCTTGTATAAAGCACTGTGAATGTCTACCCCACTACTAATGTCAGCTATCAACTGTTTGTCCCTAGTAACATGAGCAAGAGCCACAACCTCTAGTTGATTAAAATCAACCTCAATAATTACACCATCAGTATATCTCGAATTAAAAATTTGTTTAATCGGGTTATTACTGATATTTTGTAAATTAGGATTGGTTGACGATAAACGGCCTGTGACTGTTGCTGTGTGGTTTAGTTTGCCGTGTATAAAGTCACTAATGATGTGCTTGCTTAAGCCTTGCACATACGTTGACAACTGCTTTGACAGTTCCCTGTACTTCAACAAACTATTAATGATTGCAATTGCTTTAGCATCAAACGTGTGTTTCAACATGTCGTTGAGTACTGTGTCATCAACTGAGATCTGACCTGTTTTTGCAGATACTTTTTCTGGGTCTGGTACGTAAGCAATGAATGGCTTGATAGCAACTGTCTTCTCTACAAGCTTGTACTTGGTGTTACCGTTCTTGTAGACACCAACTTCTTCTTTGACTTTGACTTTCTTCTTGCCACCAAAGAAAAACTGTGACCATTGCTTAGGACTGTTGATGTCTTCTACATGACCTGCTGCTAGTGCTTCTAGGTCAAGTTTGACTTCCACATACTTGTCTACGACTTCAACTGTGTATGTGTCCAGTCTTGTTTTGTCTATGTGTAGTCCGTTGAATTGCATCTCTGTGGTTGCGTGTAGTGCTTCCATCTGAGTCTCAATTAACGTAAGCTGTCCTGCTTCTACAGCACGTTTGTATTGTGCTTGAGCAATGGCTTTGGTATTAATAACATCTTGCTCCAAGTAGGGCGTTAGCTCCTCACGAGGAATCTTTTCAGAGCCTAGACCTGCCTGAAAGTATTTCTTAATGCCATCGTCTTTGACAGGCAAACCATACTTGATTGACAGCTCATCTAAGCTAGAGAACTTGGTACGTTGTCCTGACAGGATGTATTCTGCCAGTTGTGTGTCCCAAATCTTGTGTTGCTGCAACATGGTTTTAAAGTCATGTATTTCTTCTCCATCTTCTCTGTACAAGTACATCAAATCAAAAGAAATGTTGTGACCACAAAGAATAGTGTTATTATCTAAGTGGTACAGCTCGTCTCCAAACTCATCTTTGTCATACGTTACTGTTGGCAACAAGTCTCCGCATAGTCCATACGCTACGACTTTGTTGTCAGGGTGCATAGGATGAGCTAGTCCTATATCTTCGTTGCCGTTGAGTGTTGTCTCAACGTCAATTGCTGCGAATGCTATGGTCATGGTTTTCCATAGGCCTTTCCATAAAGAATTGCTTGAAACACAGTTATCCTGTGCTGCTTGTCTAACACGTTTAAGGACTTGCACACATGGGTTGCAAGCATAAACTTATCGTAAAACTCCTTTTCATCTGTGATGATTAGATTAACTTCCCCTTGTCTTAGAGAATAAAAAGCAGGTTCTGCATAAGAATCTGTTTTTTTAAACCCTGCTTTAGTACAACTGTTTACAAACCTAACTACATTGTCTGTAAGAACCAACACATCTTCGTCTGTATCTGTAGGAGCTGGTACACAAGTTACCCTGCTACCTACATAATCAAGTTTAAGAGCACCTTCAAACGGGTTATCTATAAACAATTGCATTTGAGTTACTGCATCATCAATTGTTGTTTTGTATGTAGGACTTGTCATGCTTCCTCCTCTTGGGTCTGACCAACCAAATGTGTAACGTTCACTCATACCTTGCACGAATAGGATCAATAGTTACTAAGAACTGTCCATGACGTTCGGACTCCATGTGTTTAGAACCACCACCAGGTAGTTTGTTCTTAGGAACATTGATTGTGCGAATCATTTCTTCCTCTGGACTCTTGGGTTCTTTGTACTTGCCAATTGTTAGGACTACGTCAGCCTCACCTGGTTTGTCAGTCTTAGAGCCACGCAGAGCGTCTAAGCCAATGAACGGAGGATCTTTCATATCCACTGCTGTTGCAGACAACTGTGATGCAGCAATAACTGGGCCATAGTTTCTAGCAAGTTC